AATGATACTTCGGGATTTGAGAGGTTTACTCCTATAATATAGTACAAAATGAACAACTATACCACAAGTGGATACGATGAATATTTAAATACAGTTGGAACATTCAAAAAGAAGATTAATGAAAAATCCGTACCTGCAGCTACATATGTGTCTATAACAAGTTCAGATTGATTATTAGTCGTTGAACCTAATGTAACTGTAGTAATATGCAACGTATCATTATTGGAATCATCTATACTAGAACCATCAGTTCTTAATAAAGGGTCATTAATCATGAATTTGTATGCACTATACATGGGTGCTGAAATTGACAATCCGCTTAAATTAAGTTGATTAACCAATGATGTTCCAGCCATACCTAAAGATGTATTAACTGAATTAACATAATCCTTTTGTATATCAGCAGAATTGGGAGCAGATAATAATTCGAAATATTGAGTTGTATGAACCGCATTAGTTCTATCTACACTCATACTTCCTATTGTTGATGGTGCCAAAGCATTCATTATATAATGATAAGATCCTCTAGAACCAACAAAACATTGAGAAAACCAAGTTGTATAATTCCATGCTACCAAATTAAAAGGTTCAGGCGTACCTGATATAAGACCAGTGGCTGACTCATTACCTAATAAATCATAACCAGGATATTGTGGAGCTCGACCAATAGCTATACGCTGTGTCAAATATAATCTTGCAGTACTGTTTTCATCTGTAATATAACGCTTATATCTAGATTTCCTTCTCAACAATTGTCTTATAGAAACACAACTTTCACCCATATAAACTAAATTGATATTTGGATCAGCTTGTGATGGTTTTATCCCTAATTCATGACAATCACAATCAATATCATACTGAACACCACTTTGAGGAGTATAAGGAGAGAATAATGATGAAATATCCTCAGGACCTGCAAACTCCAAATTGTCACACCCTGAAACAAACATTAAAACATCAATATCAGCACTTGCTACTGGACTAGTTTGAGGATTTAAAACTCTCATAGTTAAAATCCCATTATGTGTAGTGCCTACACCTGTAGTTGAAGTGGAATTTGCAGCTACATAAATTCCATAATCGGGTGTTTTAAGGTAAGCTAAAGCTTGAGTATAAGGTATAATCAATTCAACTTCCGTTTCTTGTGTGATATCAACAATCCGTGTATAAGTTTCTGTAGTATAATTACCTGAAGCACCTATATTACCTATAGGATCCCAATTTATCATAACCCTACCTCTATGATAAGGTGTACAAATGAACTTAAACTTGATTTTAATATCACCTCTCCAATATCTAAAACATTCAGCAACATGTCCCATTGGAGTAGGATATATTGCTGATCCACCCGTAATGGCTTCTACAAAACCATATTTTGGTGAGACCTTAGTCCACACTATACCAACACCCTTAGCACTAGTGGCTGACCATGCGGAGGAAAAAACAAAAGACTCTCTTTTACAAAAAGATGAAATAGTTAATTCATCATCCACATTAGCACCTGATATCTTAGGATCTATTGATAATTCGTTCTTAGAATCTAATGTTAACTTTTCAATAGGAGTTCCAATATCAGTAGCAGCAAGATTAGGAAAAGGTTTTGGATTATAAGCATGTACATCATCTATAACAGGTACATCTGTATAACCAAATAAAGATGCAATATCTGCAATTGCACCTGCAGCATAAGAAGTTGCTGTGGCAAATGGTCCTACAACAGGTAAAGATACTAATTTACCTGCAGCTCTAGCAATAGCTGATGCAGGTTTAGAAACCGTACCTGAATGCGAATATTCATCTTTACCTGCTTGTAAAGCTAAACTTATAGTAGGTCCAGCAATTTCTAGATCTTCAGCCCATGCATAAACAGTTATATTTATATCATCTACAGTTAAACCATTTGCATTTTTAAGTGTAGTCAAAGATTGAAGATCTATAGTTCCCATACTAGTTAATTCTGAAACTAGTGTAGCGTTAATCCAATTTTTATTATTTAAAAAAGGGAGAACCATCTCACCCCCTTGACTATTTTGTGGATATAAATAAATATGAGGTCTCTGTGATAATAATATATTTTCATTACGACCAGCATTAGGTATAATTGATGATGGATTGTAATCAGTTAAT